GCCAGCTCGTGATTATGCCGGTCGTGGTTCCCGAGTTTACCTATGACGAGTCTGCCGCAAGAGGTACCGGAGCCTTCGGCAGTAGTGGGCGATGAATCGCAAACAGCGTCGGGCGGCCGCGAAGCGCGGCATAACCGCAACCGACCTCAGACAAGAGCACTATGACGGCATCCGGTATGCCGTCAAGTGCTATTCCGTCGCAGTCGCCATGGTCCTGCACGATAGGCTCGGTTTTGGCCCCGTCCGCCTTCAAAGGATAATGGGGCAAATCCAAGAGGCTTTCGACGCGATAAGCGAGGACTATGTGACAATCGGCGACATGGAAATGACCTTGCTTGAGGAGTGCGGTATTCGATTTAAGGATGGTGAGATAAAATGCGAATCGACAAAGACCGTTACTATTTGAGTATTGCGAAAGTGGTCGCGGCGCGGTCTACCTGTCTGCGCCGGCAGTACGGCGCCGTAATTGTGGCGGGCGACGAGATTATCGCGACCGGCTATAACGGAGCTCCGCGCGGAGAGGTCAACTGCTGCGACGTCGGCAAGTGTTATTGCCGGGAACACGCGACGCCTATCGACGAGCACGCGGCCAGACACGGGGACCAGTACGGGACCTGCGTCGCCGTTCACGCGGAGCAGAACGCGATTATCAGCGCGTCGAGGAGAGAAATGCAGGGCGCTACCTTATACCTTGCCTGCCTCGACGATACTATTGACCCCGCGCCCTGCAATATCTGCGACCGCATGATTAAGAACGCGGGTATCACGCGAATTGTGACGAAGGCGGGTTCGTTCTAATGCCGAAGCTGGAATACGACGGCTTGATTACGATTGCGACGGGTAGCTCGCGGCGTTCTACAAGCTGGAAAAACAAAGAAATGCTCTGGTCCGAGTTCGTGGACAAGCTGAGCAAGGTTACGCGGACGCAGGAGACCCAGGCGGAATACTTTCGTATGCCGAAGGATGAGCGCGATAACGCGAAGGACGTCGGCGGTTTTGTAGGAGGTACATTAAAAGGCGGCCGGCGTAAAATCGACGCCGTGGTCCAGCGCAGGCTCGTTACCCTCGACATGGATTCTATCGCGGCTGGAGAAGACCCCTGGCCCACGGTGACCCTGATTCTCGGCTGCGCGGCCGTGCTTTACAGCACCCACAGCCATACGCCGAAAGCGCCGCGCCTGCGTCTCGTGATACCGCTCTCGCGGCCCGTGTCTCCCGAAGAGTACGAGGCCATCGCCCGCAGGATTGCCGGCGATATTGGCATCGATATGTGCGATGATACCACCTACGAGCCCCATCGCCTGATGTATTGGGCGAGCGCGTCGGCAGACGCGGAATTCCGCTACGAGCTGCAGGACGGCCCCTGGCTGAACGCAGACGAGCAGCTCGCGCGGTACTCCGATTGGAAGGACCCCACGCTCTGGCCGGTATCGAGCAGGAAGAGCGGCACCATGCAGCGCCTCGCGGACAAGCAGGGCGACCCTATCGCGAAAGAGGGTATCGTCGGCGCGTTTTGTCGCGTGTACTCTATCGAGGACGCAATCGAGGCCTTTCTGCCCGACGTCTATACGAAGGGCGAAGGCGGCCGCTACACCTATACGGGCGGCTCTACCTCCGGCGGCCTCGTCATTTACGAGGACGGGAAGTTTGCTTACAGCCATCACAGCACGGACCCCGCCTGCGGCAAGCTCTGCAACGCCTTCGACCTGGTACGCCTTCACCTGTTTGGGAAGGACGACGAGGGCAAGCCCGCGAACACGGCCGCCAACAATCTGCCTTCCTATAAGAATATGGTAAAGTGGATTGAGACGAATTGCGCGGGCGTTATGAAGGAGCTGCAAAGCAAGCAGCTTGAGTATATCGTCCAGTTGTTCGGCGAGGGCGACGAGGCGCCGGATATGAATTGGGTCTCACAGCTCGAGGTGAATCAGAAGACGGGCCACGCCGCTACTACGGTCGAGAATATCCGAATCATCGTCAAGAACGACCCCCGCTTTAAGGGCACCTTCTACTTCGACGAGTTTATGGAGCGGCCTATGGTATGCGGCGATTTGCCGTGGCGTAAGGCCGAAGCGAAGCCCCGCTCCTGGGACGATACCGACGACGCGGGCGTCCACAACATTCTTGAGAAGGACTATAAAATCGACAGTATGCCGAAGACCCGCGAGGGCGTTGATCTGGCGCTGGCGGATATAAGCCGGCACCCGGTCTGCGAGTATCTGCGCTCGTTGATTTGGGACGGCTCGAAACGTGCCGAGACTCTGTTCATCGACTACCTGGGCGCTGAGGATTCGAGGTACGTCCGCACGGTGACCCGCAAGGCCTTAATCGGCGCGGCCGCGAGAATCCTGTCTCCCGGCTGCAAGCATGACCATATGCTCGTGCTCGTAGGCCCCCAGGGGTGTCGAAAATCTACGACGCTGAAAAAGCTCGGCAAGGAGTGGTTTTCCGATTCCCTTTATACCATGACCGGCAAGGACGCCTACGAGCAGCTCCAGGGGAATTGGATTATCGAGCTCAGCGAGATGGCCGCGACCCGTAAAGCGGAAATCGAGCAGATTAAGCAGTTCGTCTCCAAGCAGGAGGACAACTACCGCGCTGCCTACGCCCGCCGGACGCAATGCCACCCAAGGCAATGTGCGTTCTTCGGCACTACCAACGACGAGGAGTTTTTGAGAGACCCCACCGGCGCACGCCGCTTCTGGCCGGTCGTCGTGACGGAGGCGGGCAAGGAGCTCGGCGATAAGCTGACGGCCGCGACCGTAGACCAAATATGGGCCGAGGTCGTGACCTACTATGAGGCCGGCGAAACCTGGTACCTGGATAACGCGGTCGAGGAATTGGCCCGCAAGGTACAGGCTGACCACACCGAGGCCAACGGCAAGCTCGGCCTGATTGAAAACTTCCTGGAGGTACCGCTGCCCGAGGGCTGGGACGATTGGGACCTTGACCGGCGGCTCATGTTCTGGGGCGGCGGTTTTGGCGACGAGCGCAAAGGCACCGTACCCCGCACAAAGGTATGCGCCCTGGAGATATGGCAGGAGCTCTTTAAGGGCGACCCGAAGAGCTACTCTCAGGCCCAGGCCCGGGAAATTATCGGCCTTCTTCGGATGATTCCTGGCTGGCGGCTTTCGACTTCCGTCAACTGTGGCACGATTTACGGCAGACAGCGCGGCTTTGTTAAGGTAGCAGATGTAGCAGAGAAATGAGCAACTTTTTCGCGGAGCGGGTAGGTCGCGCAAGAGGTTGTGCAACAAAGGTAGCACTTTGCGGACTACCAGCAACAAAGTGCTACCTACTCTGCTACCTTGAAAAAGTCAGTCATACCAAGGCTTTAGAGATTTTTGCAACAAAGTAGCAGAGAAAATGGAAAAAGAAAAAATATTTTTTGAGGGGTCATTGAAAGCGAATTTACACACACCACCCATATTACACGTATATATAAGGAAAATTCGTTACACGCGCTACTCGACTACCTGAAGGAGGGAGACTATGTACGAAAGCACTTTTGAGAGAAAGCTCTGCGATTATATAAAGTCACTCGGCGGAAAGGCGTATAAGTGGGTAAGTCCCGGCGTGAGAGGCGTGCCGGACCGTATCGCGATACTGCCCGGCGGGAGAGTCATTTTTATCGAAGTCAAGCGCCCGGGGCTGAGCGACGGGTTGAGTATTCGGCAGAGGAAGGTTATCGCCGCATTAGAGGGACTCGGCTGCACGGTATGGCGTATCTCCGATATGGACGAGCTGAAAGCGAGGCTGCGGGAATATGGAGTATAAGCCGTACTATTATCAGGCGTTCGCCGAAAACTTTATTTTGAGTAACGCCGCCGCGGGGCTGCTGCTGGATATGGGCATGGGAAAGACCGCGATAAGCCTGACGGCGGCGGACAAGTTGCTTTTCGATTATTTCGCCGTGAGGAAGGTACTCGTTATCGCCCCGCTCAAGCCGGCACGGGAGACCTGGCCGCCCGAGGCGAAGAAGTGGGACCATTTGCGGCACTTGCGTTTTTCCCTGATTCTGGGGTCTAAAAAGGAGCGTATCGCCGCCTGCGGCAAGGATGCGGATATTTATATTATCAATCGGGAGCAGGTCGTTTGGCTCGTTGACTATTACAAATCGGCGTGGCCTTTCGATATGGTGATTATCGACGAGCTGTCCAGCTTCAAGTCCAGTAAGGCGCAGCGCTTTCGGGCTTTGAAGAAGGTACGGAAGTACATTACCCGAATCGTCGGCCTTACCGGCACGCCGTCGCCGAACGGCCTGTTAGACCTCTGGCCGGAAATGTATTTGCTGGACGAGGGCAAAGCTCTCGGCAAAACGCTGACAGGCTACCGTGAGACCTACTTTGTGCCGGATAAGCGGAACGCGACCACGATTTTTTCCTGGAAGCCGAAAGACGGCGCAGAGGACGCAATCTATGAGAGGCTGGGCGGGCTGTGTATCAGTATGAAGTCTTCGGATTATTTGAAGCTGCCCGACCGGCTTATGCTGCGGCGCGAGTTCGAGCTTTCTGAAAAAGCGGCGGAGCTGTATCACACCTTGGAGCGAGATACCCTGCTTCCGTTTGCGGACGGGGATATTGACGCTCCTACGGCGGCGATTCTTACAAATAAGCTGCTGCAGGCGGCAGGCGGCGCGGCTTACGATGAAAACGGAAACATTAAGGTCCTGCATGAGGACAAGCTTGAGGCCCTGGACCAGCTTATCGAAGAGGCGAACGGCCAGCCGGTTTTGGTATTCTACGCTTTTCGGCATGAGCTTGAGCGGATTCTTGCACGGTACCCCGAAGCGGTCGACATAAAGGAAAAGGACGCGGTTACCAGGTGGAATCAAGGCGGGATTCCGATTCTCCTCGCCCATCCTGCGAGCGCGGGTCACGGGCTGAATCTCCAGGCAGGCGGGCATATCGCAATATGGTATAGCCTTCCTACGAGCCTGGAGCTTTACCAGCAGGCAAACAAGCGGCTGCACCGGCCGGGGCAAAAGAGCACAGTCCTGATTCACCATATCCTGATGAAGGGCACCTACGATTACAGGGTACTGGATGACATACTTGCGCCGAAGGAAGTACGGCAGAACGCCTGCCTTGAGGCGCTGAAAGCGAGGATTAAGGAGGTTGCGGCATGACGAAAGACGAGGCGAAGGAGTTCTTGAATCGCGGCTACCAGTCGCGGATAAGGATTCGGGCGAAGAAAGAGAGAATTGAAAATTGGCGCAGAATCGCCGAGTCTATAACGGCGGCGATTAAGCCGGTCGCGGCGTTTTCCTCAATGCCTTCTAAGAAGGTAGAGGACTGCGTTTGTAATATTATCGAGCTGCAAGAAGAGATTCAGGAGGAAATCGACGGCCTGGTCCAGGTCGAGCGAGAAATCGGCCGCGCGATTACAAAGGCGGTTGAGGACCCTACGCTTCGGGCGCTTTTGGAAATGCGGTATCTCAACTATCTCAAGTGGGAGGAAATCGCTGTACGGCTCGACGTGACTTTTCGATGGACTATGACGCTTCATCGGCGCGCATTAGAAGAATTTTCCTCGAAAGCGCGTTAATTCACGCGGCACTTGCGTTATGATATAAGCTGAAAAAGTCGGACGCCGAGTCTGGCTTTTTCGATAGCAGGGCGTCGTGCGGGCCTCCGGCACGGCGCTCTGCTTACTTTTACTCGCAGAGGGTGGTGAGCGTGGCAAATAAACTAACGCCAAAGCAGCGGCGATTTATCGACGAATACCTGATTGACTTGAACGCCACGCAGGCGGCTATCCGCGCGGGATATAGCGAAAAAACCGCCTATTCCATAGGTCTGCAAAACTTGAAAAAACTTGAGATTCAAGCAGAAATCCAGAAACGCCGAAATCGGCTGCAAAGTAAACTGGAAATTACGCAGGAACGGGTGCTCCAGGAGCTCGCGGCAATCGCGTTTGCGAACGGCGCCGATTACGCTAAGGTCGTAAACAGCGGCCTGCTGCCTACGGTTGAAATGATTCCAACCGAAGAGCTTCCTCCTGAGAAGCTTCCCGCCATCGCGGGTATCAAGGCGAATCAGTATGGCGTCGAGGTCAAGCTTCACGACAAGGTAAAGGCTCTTGAGCTGCTTGGCAAGTATCTCGGCACCTTCGATGGAGGCCCCGCTCAGGAGCAGACGGAAAACAACCTCTTCGAGGCGATTGACTCTATCGGAGAGGAGGGCTTTGATGATCTACCAGAAATTCAGCAAGCGGCAGAAAATGACGCTGCTGTGGTGGAAAATGAAGAAGTACCAGAGTAAAGACGGCCTTATCTGCGACGGCTCTATCCGCTCCGGTAAGACGGTCTCTATGACGGTAGGCTTTATCCTCTGGAGTATGACCCGCTTTAACAATCAAAGCTTCGCCATTTGCGGCCGCACGATTGAGGCGCTGCGCCGCAATGTGATTGTGCATGTGCCGACCTGGCTTGAGGGCATTTTCACGGTAACGGAGCGCCGGAGTGAAAATAAGATGGTCGTCACCATCGGCAATAGGTCTAATACCTATTACCTGTTTGGCGGCCGCGACGAATCCAGCTATACGCTGATTCAGGGTATCACGCTGGCAGGCGTCCTCTTTGATGAGGTCGCGCTTATGCCCCGCTCCTTCGTGGAGCAGGCTATGGCCCGCTGCTCTGTTTCCGGCTCTAAGTTTTGGTTCGGCTTTGACCGATAAGCCTCAAAGGCTTGGCACATAAGGCTTTTTTAGAGTGTTAAGGCTCAATACGACGCTGAAATGACGCTTTTACTCTAAACTTTCGAGCCTTTCGGCCAATTCGGCTTGCTTATTTGGATACAGGTGCGAGTATATATCAAGAGTCGTCTCTACTTTCTCATGGCCGAGTCTCTCGGCTATCATTAGAGGCGAGAAACCTAATTCAATCAAAAGGCTGGCGTGCGAGTGCCGAATATCGTGAAGACGAATGCGCTTTACACCGGCCATCTCACAGCCTTTTATAAGTCGGTCTACGAAATATTTTCTTGAGTATTGAAATAGCCGAGCCTCTGTACTTGGCATGCGCAAGAAATAAGCGCGAGCTTCTTGGCAGATAAAAGCCGGTAGAATGACAGTGCGTTTACTTTTCTGCGTCTTCGGCTCTGTAATAACGTCTCTTTTCTCGATTCGTTGATAAGACTTTGTTATAAAGAGCATTTTACTTTCAATGTCGAAATCCTCTGGCGTAAGCGCGAGAGCCTCACCAGTACGTATGCCGGTCCAGTAGAGAAGCTGAAAAAACAGATGAGCCTGCGCGTCGTCTTCTAAGACCTTAATGAAGCGCAAATATTCTTGCCTTGTCCAGAAACTCATCTCTTCGGCATTTAACCTGCCGATAGGTCCGGCCTTGCGGCATGGATTCTCTTTCAAATTATAGTATCTGATTGCAAAGTTGAAAATTGTAGAGAGCGTGTTGTGCAAAGAGCGTAAGTACGTCTCTTTATGACTGAAGCTCAAAAGTTTGTTCTGCCATTTTCTAATGTGCGCCGGTGTGATTTGGTCTACGCTCAGCTTCTCAAAATATGGTAATATTTTAGCCTTTATGATATATTCTTTAGACTTGTACGTAACCTCGCGAAGCCTCGTTCGAGCGTCGGCAAGATACAAATCGACGAGAGACGCGAAAGTCATCGTAGGCTCGCCTTGCGTCTGCTCAAGAAAAGACCTCTCGAAGGCCTGCGCTTCGCGTTTCAACTTAAAGCCCCGCTTGGTCTTTTTCTTCTTCTCGCCGGTCCAGTCTGTGTAATAGAAACTACAGAAAAACGTACCTCTTTGCTCGTCTTTATAAACCGGCATTTTCGCTCACCTCGTCTAACAGGTCTTCTGGCTTGCACTTGAGAGCGCGAGAAAGCTTCAGCGCGTTCATAAGCGTGATATTCTCGGGCTTGATTCGGCCGGTCTCGATGTAGTGAATTTGAATGTAGTTAATGCCGCTTAACTCGGACAACTTGCGAAGCGTCAAGCCTCTGCTCTTTCTTACTTTTCGCAGACTCATAACCTAATACCGCCAGCCTTTCAAAACTTAATTTTTCATCTACTTTTCATTTTAGCGTATTCGCTGACGTTCGTAAGCCTGAGAAAAGGCCTCAGAAAAAATCTGAGACCTTTTCGTTGAAGAAGCGTTTGCCGATTTCTGACATCTGAGCGCGAGTGCGAAGAAAGTCGGCGCAACAGGCTCGCAAGAGCTTTTCGAGGTCCGGCCGGTTTTTCAGTTCAGCCTCTACAAGCGTCTCGAATCGCTTCGCGTTAGTCATCAGCATGTCAGCTTGCTTGCGATTAAGTTCTTCGCGTTGGTACGATATTGTAACGAAGTCGCGCGAGCCTTGGCCGATTCTCTTATAGCCTTCTTCGCAAAAGGCTTCGACCTCAGAGTAAAGCCTCTGGCCTTCGGCTCTCAGTTCTGCGAGAGTCATAAGTCGAACAGCTCTATCGCGTGGCCCGAATAAACGTTGTCGTCCCAGCCTTCGCCAAAGAAAAGCCGGTCGTAAAAATCGGCTTTTCGCGAGGTCGTGAAGTAACGCAGGCCTCGAATGCGATCGGCCAGATATTTTTCGGTCCAATCGAGGTTCTCGGTTAAAACCTGGTAATCGTACCGAGCCGGCAGAGGCAGGCGCTTACCATTTTTCTGCGCGATAGCCTGGAGCGCTTTCAAGGCCTGGTAATTCGGCGCGAGCTGGTCGGCGATGCTTCTATACTCGCTCTCTTCAACTTCTGCGCCTCTGAGCGAAATCGCGTTCAAGAGATTCGTCTGCTCGTTGGTCGGAGGCGTAGAGAGCATTTTCTCAAGGTCGGCGCGCTTCTCGGCAATCAGCTCGTCGGCTTTCGCTTTGAGAGAGTCGGCGCGCTCGCGCAAAGCCTCGAGGCGCGTCTTCTCGAGCTCGGCCTGCTTTTTCAGAATGTAAGCCGGCTCGTAGACGCCTTTCATTTCTACGATAACCTTGTCAAAGGCCTCTCGGTCGGCCAGAGAATCTTTATAGAGCGCCTGGCCGTACGCTCTCAGGTCTGCGAATGTCATTTCTTGGTAACCTCTCTTTCATAAAAGTCTATATCTATTTTGACTTGCTCGAGAGAGATTGTAAGCCTCAAAACTGGAGAAAAAAGTAACGCATAAAAAAGAGGTATCGGCTCGGCACAAGAAACCTATGTACCGAGTCTCTTAAAACCTCTCAGGTCAAGGCGTAAGCCTGGAGCGCTTCGTTCTCTCTCAAGGTCTCGAGAGCTCTTCTATGCTTTCGGTTTACGACTACACGAGTCACGTTCAGCTCTCTCGCGTAGTCGCTTGGCGAGAGCTCTCGAACATAGATTGCATAAAGCACGTCTTGCCAACCTTCTCTAAGTTCGGCAACCGCTTTGCGCAAATCCTGGCCGGCGCTCTCTAAATAGAGCTTGTCCACGATAGAGGCCTCAAAATCTTCATCGTCGGCAATGGTATCGCCTATGCTGAGTTCTTCGTTATCTGCGTAGGCTTGAGCGTCCAGGCTCGAGGCTCGCCGAATCATATTGCCTTGCCAATTTGCGTAATTCATTCGGCAGATTCCGAAAAATGCTTTCTTTAGGCAAAAGCCGGCGTAGGTCAAGAAGGTCGTATTTCTGCTCGGGTCGAAGCCTTCGACCGCTTTATAAATCGCGATATAGCCTTCTTGCTCAAGGTCTTCGACCTCTACGCCCATGTTCTTGCACCGGCCTTCATGGGCCACATAAAACTTGTTGGCCTGCTTATAAACGAATCTGCAGACCTGAGACCAAAGTTCGCTAATCAGCTCGGTCTCGCCGGATTTGATTCTCATTGCGAGCTCTTCGTTCGTCATTATAATCACCTCTTGTGATTATAATTATAACGTGTTAGTTATAGTTTGTATGCCGACGAAGCGCTCGGAGTTTTAGCGATATTACTAAGCGGTTTTACCGGTACTGCTTGAGAAAACTTGAAATTTGCGGGAATGCAGGGGTGTAAAGCGCGATATGCCGAGTATAGAAGAAGTCGGCGCAACTGCATATCGTATAGCGCCGGAAAACCTGCAGGACAGCCCCGGGTTTAGGCCTTTGGCCTCTGTTTTTCTTAAAAGGTAGCAGATTCGTGCTACTTGGCCCAAGCCTGCTACAGGCCTCTGCTACCTCAAAAAGCCTTGGTATTACTGACTTTTTAGCTATAGGTAGTTGGTGTAGTTCGTAAAAATAAAAAAGAAAAAATATTTTTTGATATGTCGTTGAAAGCGAGTTTACACACACCCCCCATATTACACGTATATATAAGAAAATTTCGTTACGCCTGCTACTTTGTCGCGCGAAAGCCTGCCGGCCCGGGATTGATATAAAGAAAAACGCTCTTGCCGAAACAAGAGCACTCTCGCTTATTTACCAAGGCGCGCAAGCCTGGTCCAATTTTTCGGTAAGCCTGGCTCATTAAGAACATAAGCTCTTTGCCGGCCATAAGGTCCGCAATCGGCCGAGCCAGATACGCGATAGCCTGGAAGCTCGCTCAAGATTTTGCTTATCATTCTCGCGTCGGCTTGCGTGTATTCGTTAATATCTCTTTGCAGGCACTCAAGCCAGACCTCTACCATGCAAATGCGTCGGCGTGTTACGGCCGGGTCGTTCGGCTCTCGCCAATACGCGAGGCGTTCTTCAAGGCTTCGGCTCTGCCAGTCGGCCGGCACTTTCGTTTGCGCGAATTGTAAAATAATGTCTCTCATAAAAACCTAACCTTTCAAACCAAGTTTTCGCTCGTACTCGTCGAGCTTAATTATAATTCTCTCTTGCTGGCTCATGCCTGTGTCTTTCCAAGATTGCAGGCTTGTAAAAGCAGTTGTGCCAACAAAGCGCTCTCGGTAGTTTTTCAGCTTATAATGCTTTCTCAGTATCTCAAGCGCTCGCATACGTATATCTTTTACGCGCGTTTGAGAGAGTTTATATTTTTCAGACTGCTCTGCCGGGCTTAGCAAATTATAGTAATGGTCTCGAACAATCTGCGCGTCTCTCGGTCTGAGCGAAGCGAGCGCTTCTTCAAGGTCGGCGTGTAGTTGCTGACTATAAAGCGCGTCTTCAACGTCTGCGAAAGCTTCTTGCGCAGACTCATCTTCTAAGAGGTCTTCAAGAGTAAGAGCCGAGCCGTCTTTGCCTTCGTAAACTTGCTCGTCGATACTCTTTGCTTGAGAAAGCAGATTCGGCTTAATAGAGTATTTACCTCCGCGGTTGCTCAAGCCTAGCTCGTCGTAGAAAGCGCGCTTGAGGTAGAAATTACCAAAATATGTTAAGAACGAGGCTTCTTTATCGGCGTCATACTTTTCAATAGCATTCTCAAGAGCAAAATAGCCGGCCACATAAAGGTCTTCGTCTGTAATGCCGGCCGAAGCGCAGGCCGAAGACCATCTCTCGTATGACGCAAACTTATAGGCCTGTTGTTTTACAAAGCGTTCGATCTGAAGCCATAGCTCTGTTATAAGCTCGCGCTCGCCGGCTTGAATTTTGCTTACTAACTCTTCATTCGTCATATCGCTTGCGCAAAAGCGTCCAGGGCTTTGGCCTGAAGCCTCTGGCACCATCTTTTAACAACGCCTAAAGTCTTTGCCGAATCCTCGGCGGTCTTGCCTTCGATATAACGTAAATACAGAACCGTCTTGTACTGGTCCGAAATATCGGCTTGCTTAATCAGTTCTTCAGTTTCAAAAGCTAAGCGCATTAGTTCTTTCGCTTCTGAAAATATATCTCTGCAAAGCTCTTGAACCGGCTCGTATTCTTGATACTCTTGCCAAAGGTCAATACGTTCCAGCTTTACATTTGCGCGCACTTTCAAAAGTGCGTATTGTTGTAGAAACTCTTTCGGCTTGCTCTTCGCGAGCTCTAACTGTCTTTCGCTTAACACGCTTACACCTCTTTTCTCTCAAGTTTGCACTTCTGCTCGAAGTAAGACCTCGGCACTCGGCCGGCTATCGTGATATAACCTCTCGCGCTCAGTTCGGCGTTAAGTTGCCGAATAATCTCGTACGCTTTTCTCGTAGAGCAATTAAGCCGGTCGGCAACTTCTTGTACTCTGACGACTTCTGCGCTCAATGCACACACCTCTTTTCTGTTTCGTTAAAATCATTATATCGCACTAAAGGACAAAAGTAAGCGTTATTTGCACTATAAGACAAAACAAGCGCTTACTTTTTCGCTTGACCATGCTATAATGGTCTTGTATCGATACAAAAAAAAATTTATTACAGAAAGGTGGTGAATACCTCCTAAAACTGAATCATCAAGGCGAGTACCGTACAACAAAATATCAAAGCATGGTCGTTAAATCAGCCTTTACCGAATTACCGGTAAAGGCTGATTTTATTTATTAAGCTCCACGGTCTCGCGTATCAGCTTTTATCGGTCTCCGAGTATAAACATATAGGCCCAGGCCAGAAAACGCGATATAGGACGACCAGGGCTCGTTCTGGCTCGTTTTAGAGGTATTGCTTTCCTGCATTTTGTCCTAAACGCCAGAATTAAGGGAGAAATCTTCCCGCAACGGCGCGATATACAGTAGCTTGAACGCCGATTTGACACGATATATCGCGCATTTAGCCCCTTAGAACTCCTGCACTTCTGTCCTACAGGACGAAAGTAGGGGAAAACTACGGAGAAAAAGCGCGGTATGCAGTAGGTTAAGAGCTGGCTCGGCACGATATGCTGTACAGTGCAGGAGAATTGTCCCCACACTTTTGGCATAAAGGACGAAAGAAGGGGGATTTTTCCCGTTACAGTACGATATACAGTAGCGCAAAGGCCGGTTTACCTCGGCATATCGCGCTTTCGCCCCGAGAAAACCCATATTTCGAGGGAATTTGTCCCCCTCGCTTCTGTCCTGTAAGATAAAATGCAGGAAAACGAAAAGACCTAAGCGCTTGTACGCGCCCAGGTCTTCTTTTCATTCTGTGGTCTCGTCTTCTGCTTTCTCGCCCATGGCCGAGTAGATTGCTTCTTTGCAAAAAGCATTTATGCTTTGCTTTCGGCTTTCTGCAAAGGCTTTGATTCGGTCTCGCTCGCCTTTTTTGACTCTCAAATTGAGAGTATCGTAGGCCTTGGCCTCATACTTCTTTTTAGCCTTTAACTGAGCCTCAGAAACTGGCATATTCTCAAGCCTCCTCTCTAAATGTGTACTTTAATTATATCACAAAATCAGCATAACCAACACGGTATAATTGCATAAAGTTTTTGCCGGAACTCCGGGCGTATTGTCGGCATACAAGATATAACTAACACGGTATAATAGATAATGTCAAGAGGCTAAGACCTCAAAAAAAAAAAAAAAAAAAAAAGAAAGAAGGCCATGAGATGACCCGAGAAGAAATGCTTGCTTTCGCGAGAGAGCTGATTACTGATTATCAGAAGAGCATTGAAGAAGTGCTTGGCTCCGAGAGCGCCGACTATACTTGGCAAGATATGCTGGCCGACTATACCGGCGTTGAGGTCGAGACCTTTGAAGAGCTCGAGGCTCTTTCTGACGAAGCTCTTAAGCAGATTGCAGACGCTTATATCTAAGCTCGGACCGCGAGGCCGGTTTATCGCCGGCCTCGCGATAAGACTAAAAAACTGGAGGCTGTTGATAATGAAAAAGATTGATTTGGTGAAAGTCGTAGAACAGTATAAAGAACTCGCGAGCCAGATTGCTTTGCTCGAGGCGCAGAAAGAAGCGCTCGCAGACCACATCAAGCAGGCCATGGGCGAGACCGAAGAGCTTTGCGTAGGCTCTCACGTGGTTCGGTATAAGAAAATCGTCTCTAACCGGTTCGACTCGACCGCTTTTAAGAAAGAGCACGCCGATATGTACGCCGACTTCTGCAAGGCTTCTACGAGCCGGCGCTTCACGGTCGCTTAAGAGAGGTGAGAGACGATGAACAGAGCGCTCTTTTTAGAAGCAATCGACAACGACGTCTCAGGTCTTGCCAAAGCGCTTGACCTGAGCGTGAGAGATGTGTTCGACCTAATCAACGATGAAGGCTTTGCAGGCCGAGACTGGCTCGTTATCAAAGATAAATACAAGTTGACTGATTCGCAGATTTTTGAGATACTGTTCTATGCGTGAGAAAGAGAGGTGCGAGAAGTGAACAGACGCGTGTTTTGCGAAAAGATACATAATGATATTTCTGGCGTGGCTCGTCTCTTAGGTTTGACCGTCAGAGATACGCTTGTGCTTATTTATGACGAAGGTCGGTTCAGTCCCAAAGACCTGAAGAAAATCAAGAAGGCTTACAACTTAACCGACTCAGATATTTGCGAGATATTCTATACCGAATAAGAGAAAAAAGCGTTGAGAGCAGGCCAGAGATGGTCTGATCTCGACGCTTTTTCAACGCTAAAAGGCTGATTCTTCAGTTTAAGAGGCTTGAAGATAGGCGCGATATATGCAACTGAGTGCGAAGAGATACAACTAAATGCAGATGAAGCAAAGAGGCTTAGGTCTTGGTTCAACTGCAACCCGGAAAGTCCGGGGCATTGGTTTTATACGGAGTGGATTTGCAAGTGCGCTGAGCACAATATGCTCTATCTGCATTTCACGATGGACGATAACCTCAGCCTCGACGATAAAATCAAAGCCCGGTACGAGGGCATGTACAGCGGCGTGTTTTACGACCGCTATATCAAGGGCCTTTGGCGCGTAGCCGAGGGCCTGATTTACACAATGTTCAATAAGGACTACCACGTTGTTCCTTCTGTCCAGAGGCCCTATGAGGCCTATATGATTTCCTGCGACTACGGTACCCTCAATCCCACTTCCGCAGGCCTGTGGGGCTTGGTACAAGGGAAATGGTACCGCATTCGCGAGTATTACTACGACGGCAGAAAGAAACAGTATCAGCGGACCGATGAAGAGCATTATAAAGCGATTGAGGAGCTCGCGGGCTCGCTGCCGGTCCGTAAAATCATCGTAGACCCGTCCGCCGCGTCTTTCATCGAAGTTATCCGCAGGCACGACCGTTTTATGGTCGAGCAGGCGTCTAACCGCGTTTTGGATGGGATTCGTGATGTGGCGACCCGGTTAAACGCCGGCGACATTTTCATTTGCGATTGCTGCACCGACTGCATTCGAGAGTTCGGCCTGTATCGCTGGGATGAAAAGGCCGCCGAAGACCGGCCGCTGAAAACGAACGACCACGCGATGGACGATGTAAGGTACTTTGTTCGCGCGGCCTTCGCGCCACCGCGATTCAGTTTTTAGGAGGTGTGACCTTTGCCCCTTTTCAAAAAGCCTATTGAGCAGGAGCTTTTTAATCTGAGGCTGCGGGCGGGCCGGCCTCTTACCGAGCTCCAGTTCTACGCTAAGGAGCTGACCGCCTGGGAGAGCTCCCCTGCGCGTAAGGAAATGCTCGACGGCGACCGTTACTATTCCGGCGACCATGATATTTTGAAGCGCCAGCGCACCGCCATCGGGCCCGACGGTAAGCTCATTCCCGTGCCGAATCTCCCGAACAACAAGATTGTGGATAATCAGTACGCGAAACACGTCGACCAGAAGGCCAACTATTTACTTGGCCAGCCGATCTCCTTCGACTGCGAGAATACCGAGTACGCGCAGAAGGTCAAGAAGATTCTCGGCAAGCGCTTTATGCGGGTGCTGAAAAACGCGGGGGTCGAGTGCTTCAACTCCGGCATTGCGTGGCTCTATCCCTTCTACAACAAGAATAACGAGCTCGCCTTCCGGCTTTTCCCCGGTTACGAGGTGCTGCCTTTCTGGGCGGACGCCGCGCATACGGAGCTCGATTCCGCGATTCGGCTTTATCCCGTAGAGGTCTACGAAGGCCCCGAGAAGAAGGTTATCCGCAAGGCCGATATTTTTAAGCCCGACGGCGTGGCGACCTATATTTTTGAAAACGGGACGCTTACGCCGGACCCCGATTCTCAGAAAGAGAATTACGTTACCATACTGAACGACTCCGGCCCGGTAAAGGGCCTTAACTGGGAGCGGCTGCCCCTCATTCCCATCAAGTACAACGCGAAGGAAATTCCCCTGATTCGCCGCGGGCGCGGGCTCCAGGACGCAATCAACCTCCTGCAGTCCGATTTTGTGAACGCAATGGAGGAAGACGCTGGCAATACGGTCCTTGTGCTCCGCAATTACGACGGGCAGGACCTCGGCGAATTCCGCAAAAACCTCGCGACCTATCGGGCAATCAAAGTGCGGACCTTTGAGGGCAAGGACGGCGGCGTGGACTCGCTGCAAATCGAGGTAAACGCCGAGACCTATAAGACGGTCCTCGACCTCCTGAAAAAGGCCCTCATTGAAAACATGCGCAGCTATGACGCCAAGGACGACCGCCTCTCCGGCAATCCGAATCAAATGAATATCCAGTCTATGTATTCCGACATTGACCTGGACGCGAACGCGATGGAGACCGAGCTGCAGGCGGCCTTTGAGGACCTTTTCTGGTTCGTCAACACCTACCTTGCGAGTATCGGCGAGGGCGATTACGGCGACGAGGAGATTTCGGTTATCTTCAACCGCGACATTCTCATTAACGAGTCCGAGGCCATCGATAATTGCGCGAAGTCGGCCGGTATTATTTCCGATGATACCATCGTCGCTATGCACCCCTGGGTCGACGACCCCGCCGCTGAGCTTGAACGACTGAAAAAGCAGAAAGAGGAAGATGACCCTTACCGGGCCAACTTTGAGCAGGCGCAGGCGCTCCGAACGGCGGAAGGCGGTGAGCCGGTAAATGAGGAATGATAAGTACTGGGCCAACCGAATGCGGATTCTTGAGGAGGCCCTGCTTGATACCGGCTACGAGTATGTAAAAAACCTTGAGCAGCAGTATGACCTCGCGATTCGGTCTCTTGAAAAAGAGATTGAATCGTGGTATCAGCGTTTTGCCGCCGAAAACGGTATGACCCTCGCGGAAGCGCGCCGGCTGCTTACCACAAAAGAGTTACGCGAGTTCCGGTGGACCGTAGAAGAGTATATTAAGTACGGTCAAGAGAATGCAGTCTCTCAGGCGTGGCTCAAGCAGCTTAAAAACGCTTCCGCGAGAGTTCATATATCCAGGCTCGACAGCTTAAAGCTGCACCTCCAGCAACAAGCCGAGGCCCTGCACGGGGCGCAGTCTGAGGCCCTTGACAAGGCCTTGGGCGGGCTTTATGAAACGGGCTATTACCGTACCGCCTATGAGATTCAAAGAGGCATAGGGGTTGGGTGGTCGCTCCACGGGCTGACCGGAGACGAGATTCGCAAGGTCCTCTCCCGCCCCTGGACTCTGGACGCGCAGACGTTCAGCGACCGCATTTGGTCCAACAAAGAAGCGCTCGTTAATAAGGTCAATACCGAGCTGACGCAGATGATAATGCGCGGCAGCACGCCGGATAAGACCATTCAGGCGATTGCCAAGCGCTTCAACGTCTCGAAGTCCCAGGCCGGGCGTCTGGTAATGACCGAGAGCGCCGCGTTTGCGAACGAGGCCCGAAAGGACTGCTTTCGCGATTTAGGCGTCGAGCGCTATATCATCGTGGAGACGCTTGACAGCGAGACCTGCGCCCTATGCGGCCAGCTCGACGGCAAGGTCTACCCCATGAGCGAGTACCAGGTCGGCGTTACAGCGCCGCCCTTCCATCCCTGGTGCCGCGGTACGACCGCTCCCTACTTCGAGGACCTCGAGAGCTTGGGAGACCGTGCCGCGCGAGATAACGAGGGCAAGGTCTACGACGTGCCGCGAGGCATGACCTTCGAGGAATGGAAAAAGCAGATAATTCAGAAGGCTCCATAATCAGCCTGTATCGCGTCCGGGCCTCTACGAGGGTAAATCTAAGGCCCCAGGCTAAAAGCTTGATACGGGAGACCCAGGAGCTCCACAGGATGATTAGAGCGTCCCCGCTTTGGCGGGAGGCGCTTTTTTCATACATTACCGCCTCGCGCGGCGGATAACAAGTAGCGCGCCGCAACACCGGGACTGGCCGGATAAAAAGGACAGCGGAGAACAGGAGGAAAATTATGTTAGAGTGGCTGAAAACTATTTTGGGAGACACCTACACGGAGGAAATCGACAAGAAGGTCTCCGAGGAGATCGGCAAGAGCTTCGTCGCCCGCGCCGATTTCAACACGGTTAACACCGAGAAGAAGGCATTGGCCGACACCGTGAAGGAGCGCGACAAGCAGCTTGAGACCCTGAAAGCGTCCACCGGCGACGTGGAGGCCCTGAAAGCGCAGATTGCTACGCTCCAGGCCGATAACGCCGCGGCCGCTAAGACCCACGCCGAGGAAATCAAGCGCCTCAAGGTCGATACCGCCGTCGAGCTGGCCCTGACCGCCGCGAAGGCGAAAAACGTCAAGGCCGTTAAGGCGCTTCTCGAATTGGATAAAGCCGAGCTCGATGAGGACGGCACCGTTAAGGGCCTGGCCGAGCAGATTCAGAAGCTCGCCAAAGCGCCCGACAGCGGTTTTCTGTTCGAGGAGAGCAAGCCGAAGCAAAACTTTAAGGGCTTTAAGCCCGGCGAGAGCGGAGACGACGGCAAGGGCGGCGGCATGACGCTGGAGAGCTTCAGAAAGCTTTCGTCTGCGGAGCGTTTCGCTTTCGCTCAGGAACATCCTGAAGACTACAAAAAACTTTATGATGGAGGGACTAACTAATGGCTAACACCGTTTACGACAATTTCGTACTGTCCAACGAGATTGAGGACCAGTACAATTCCCACCTCGATTTGCAGACTTTCTGCACCGTGGACAACTCCCTCGTGGGTACTGCCGGTATGCTGCGTAAGGTCAATGTCTACAAGGCTACCGACGGCACCGAGAAGCTGGCTATGGGCAGCGGTAACACCAAGAGTATCGAGGTCGGCTTCACTCCCCGCGAGTATCGTATTCTGCTGGCGCAGAACCGCTTTAAGTATTACGACGAGCAGGCCATGACCGACCCGCAGCTCGTCCCCGTGGGCACTAAGCACATGGGCACCGATATGTTCAACACCGTCAACGCCGACATTTACGCTGAGTTCGCGAAGGCGACCCAGGTTGTCGTCGTTACCGAGTTCAACTTCGACGCCTTCGCAGACGCGCAGTCTGTCCTGGCCCTGGAGGACCTGGAGGGCGTAAGCATTTTCGCTTTCGTCTCCCCGACCGACGTCGCCGAGCTGCGCAAGAAGCTGAAGGACTCCCTCCAGTATGTGGAGGCCTACGCGAAGAACGGTTATATCGGCACCGTCGCCGGCGTGAACATCTACACCAAGAAGGACGCCGTTACCGGCTCCATCTACATGGCTACCCGCGAGGCCGTAACCCTCTTCAACAAGAAGGGCACCGAGGTCGAGCAGGAGCGCGACCCGAATACCCGCGAGAACAGCATTTACTCCCGCAAGTATTACCTGGCCGCACTGACTGACGAGACGAAGGACGTCAAGATTTTCAAGGGCGTCGCGACCCTGACCGAGGATACCACCGTTACCGAGGATAAGGTCTACTATAAGAAGGTCGGCGCCGGCTATGTCGTAGGCACGCCCGAGACCAACCCGAAGACCGAGGGCTTCTACGAGATTGCCTGATAGGGAGGACTGACGTATGGATATTCTCGCGGCCGTGACCGCCCGCTTGGAGGCTTTGGGGTATAAAGCCGTCGAGGCTGATTCCGCGGCGCTGCAGTACAACATAGCGAAAGCCGAGACTTATCTCAAATTCAGCACAAACCGGCTTGAGGTCCCCGAGGGCCTGCTTTACGTGTGGGCCGACATGGCCGCGGGATTATTCCTTACCGATAAGAAAGCCTCTGGCGGCCTCGCCGATACCTATGACTTTGACGCGCCTGCGAAAAGTATCTCCGAGGGCGATACGTCTGTCACTTTCGCGCTGGCCGATAGCGGCTCTTTCGAGGAGCAGTTCGACGCCATGCTCGATAAGATGGTCCACCCCGACGAGGAGCTTATCACGGCGTTTAGGAGGCTGGTATGGTGAATGCATACGGGAAGGCGCTGCGCCGACTTTGGAAAGGCCGGTGCAGCGTTTATATTCGCAAAACAAAAATCAATGAGGCCAACGGCCGCAACGAGCCCTATGAGGAGCTTCTATTCAGCGACGAGCCGTGCCGGTTATCGTTTAGCTCTCTGGCGTCTACGCCTGAGACCGACGAGGCCGCGCGGATTCAGCAGACGACGAAGCTCTTTATCGCGGCTGGCCTCGATATTCCGGCCGGCTCCAAAATCGTTGTGACGCAGGCCGGAGAAACGCAGACCTATTCCAGGTCCGGTGAGCCCGCTTTCTACTCCACGCACCAGGAAATTATGCTCGCCCCGTTCAAGAGGTGGGCCTGATGGCGCGCTGGGGGCGAGTAGACTACTCGCAGCTCAGGGCCTTCGCCCAGGCGGTCGACAAGCTGAGCAGCTCCGAGATGGATAAGCTCTGTATTGACTGCAGTAAAGCCCTGGCCGCTCGGCTTCTCGCTTTAGTAATTCCGAAAACGCCGGTCGGCAAGTACCCGAAGGGCTCGGGTAAGAAGGGCGGCACGCTCCGGCGCGGCTGGGGTGCGAAATCCGGCAGCGCCGCGACAAGCTACGCGCAGTCGCTTCACGTTCAGAAGTCCGGCAACGTCTACACGGTGGAAATCGTCAACCCGGTTGACTACGCCTCGTATGTAGAGTTCGGCCATCGTACCGTTAACGGCGGCTGGGTGGAAGGCCGGTATATGCTGACGATTTCTGAGGAGAAGCTGAAAACCGTTGCGCCGTCCGTACTTGAGTCGATGGTCTTAAAGAAGCTCCGGGAGGTGTGCGATGTCTGAAATCAGTACGGGAAAAATCATAGACGGCATTACGCTCGCGCTTCGCACCGCGTACCCCGACTATCAAATCGAATCGGACACCATCGAGCAGGGGCTTACGCCGCCTGCTTTTCTTGTGCTTCTGGTCGACGTCGAGCAGGTACGGCAAGTGGGCGAACGCTGGCGCAGGCTTCCCCGCTTCGATATTCTCTACTTCCCCATGAAGGGGCGAGAGGAATGCTATGCGGTTGCCGACAATCTGTGTATGGCTCTTGAGCTGATTATATTGCCCGGCGGCGATCTGCTGCGCGGCACGGAAATCAGCTACGAGGTTACGGACGGCGTACTGCACTTTATGATTTCATACAACCATTTCGTCTATCGCCCAACCGAAGAGACCTATATGGGCGACCTGACAATCAAACAAGGAGGGCAGTGATATGGCGAAAACCGAAGACGCGGCTAAGACTGCCGCGCCGAAGTTCTCGAAAGCGCAGCTCTTGCACTCGGCGCGATATGAAACGCGCCGGGATTTGGTAGGCGCGCTTTTGAAGGACGGCGTTAAATACTCTGTTGAAGAGGTTGACGCCGCAATCGAAACCTACATGAAAGGTAAGGTGAAATAAGATGGCTCTTGGCGGCGGTATTTGGACCACGCAGAATAAAATTTTGCCTGGTATCTATATCAATTTTTCCAGCGTAGCGCGAGCCTCTGCGACGCTCTCTGAGCGCGGCTACGCGGCTATGCCTCTTATGCTGGATTGGGGCCCCGAAGGCGAAGTTTTCACCGTGACAAACGGCGATTTCCAGAAGGACAGCCTCAAGATTTTCGGCTACGCATACGCCGACCCGGCAATGCTCCCGCTCCGCGAGCTTTTCCAGTATACGCAGACCCTTTACGCCTATCGGCTGAACGGCGGCGGCGTGAAGGCTTCCAACACCTACTGCGAGGCGAAGTATTCCGGCACGGTCGGCAATAAGCTCCAGACCGTTATTTCTAAGAACGTGGACAACGACGAGCTCTATGACGTGGGTACCTATTACGGTACCGACCTGCTCGACGTGCAGACCGTATCGGCCGCGACCGAGCTTAAAGCGAACGACTTCGTTACCTTTAAGACCACCGCGACCCTCACGGAGACCGACAGCACTCCGCTGACCGGCGGCACGAATGGCACGGCGCAGTCTTCCGCGTTCCAGACCTTCCTCGATAAAATCGAGAGTTACAGCTTCAATACGCTCGGCTGCCCGTCTGGCGATACGACCACGATTAACCTCTTCGTCAACTTCACAAAGCGTATGCGCGACGAGGTCGGCGCGAAGTTCCAGACCGTGGTCTTCAACCTGTTCGGCAACGATAAGGTTGCGGATTATGAGGGCGTTATCGAGGTCGGCAACGCGGTTACCGGCTACGATTCCAATCTGGCCGGCTTCGGCTCTTTTGGCCTGGTGTATTGGATGACCGGCGCGTCTGCCGGCTGCGCTGTGAATAAGTCCAACACCAACAAGCGTTATGACGGCGAGCTGACCGTCAACGTGGATTTCACGCAGGCACAGCTTGAGCAGGGTATTACGGCCGGCCGGCTCATGTTCCACAACGTTAACGGCGAGGTGCGAATCCTTGAGGACGTCGATTCCCTTGTGACGACTTCTGACACGAAGGGCGACGTTTTCAAGTCGAATCAGACTATCCGCGTCTGCGACCAGATTGCGAACGACGCTGCGGTCCTGTTCAATACCCGCTATCTCGGCGTTGTGCCGAACGACGCCGCGGGGCGCACTTCTTTGTGGAATGACATTTGCAAGCTCCACCAGGACCTCGAGTCTATTCGCGCTCTGGAGGATTTCGACCCCGAGACCGTTACCGTCGTTCAGGGTGACACGAAGAAGTCGGTCCTCTGCAATATCGAGAATCTGAACATCGTGAACGCCATGAGCCAGCTCTATATGAGCGTGATTATCGCGTAAGGGAGGTTTTGAATTATGTCTCAGCCTATTATGAACGCTCTTGACGCGATTGCCGGCTCTCAGGCTTCCGCCTATATCACGATGGCGGACGGCAACCGCTATTGCTTCATGCAGCTCTATTCCTTCGAGTCCAGTATGGAGATCAACGTGGCGGAGGTCCCCATCCTCGGCAAGTCCGGCAAGGGCAACAAGCCCACCGGCTGGAGCGGCACCTGGAGCGGCACCGCGCACTACAATCAGTCCATCATCCGCAAAATGCTCCTGGAGTACAAGAAGACCGGCTTTATGCCGACCTTCGATATTCAGGTGAGCAACGAGGACCCGACCGCCTCTGTGGGGCGGCAGACGATTATCCTGAAAAACTGCTTGACGAAGGGCGGTATTCTCGCCAAGTTCGACGCCGATTCCGAGACGCTGGACGAAGAGCTCGAGGGCACCTTCGACGATTGGGAGATGCCCGAGACCTTTAGCTTGCTGAACGGTATGCAGTAATTCAATCAAACAGGAGGTACTTTTCTATGACTAAGAATCTGACTGCGTTTCTCGCACAGAACGCGAAGAAAATTGACAACGTGACCTATATCGCGTCCGAGCGTTTCGTGGACCCCGAGAGCGGCGAGCCCATGCCGTGGGAAATCTGCTGCATTACCGCCGCTGAAAACGCCGCGCTCCGCAAGTCCTGTATGCGCACCATCCCTGTGCCCGGCCGCAAGGGCCAGTTTACCCAGGACTTTGACGCGAACGCCTATCTCGCGAAGGTCTCCGTCCGCTGCACCGTGTTCCCGAATCTGAACGACGCTGAGCTTCAGCAGAGTTATGGCGTTATGGGCGCCGAGCAGCTCATTACCACCATGCTGACCCCCGCCGAGTTTGAGGACTATTCTACGAAGGTCCTGAACGTCAACGGCTTCCAGTCCGGCGAAGAGATGGTGGAAGAGGCAAAAAACTAATACTTGGAGACGACCCAGAGTCAAACTACGTTTACTACTGTCTCCACAAGTTCCACTGGCCCCCGAACGTATTTCTCGATATGACCCCTTACGAGCAGGCGTATATTATCGCTGCAATCGATATTAAGGTCGAGCGGGAGAGAAAGGAGGCCGCGAAAGCAAAACGGAAGAAAAAATAGCGGCGAGCGGAGTAGGGTCCCGCTCGACCGCGTTTTTCTTCGGAAAGGAGGGCGCCGATGGCTTCTATCCGCTCGCAGCTCGTACTTGTCGACGGTATGACCGGTCCGCTGCGAAGCATTCACCGCGCGATGAATCTCGCCTTGAACAGCTTCGAGTCTATGCAGGCCGCTTCCGGCCGCGCAATCGATACGCGCGCTTTCCAGAACGCGCGGGAGGAGCTGGCCCTTATGGGCGCCCAGCTCGACGAGGTTGAGAATCAGACCCGGCGAACGGGCAACGCGGCCGACGCGGTAACCTCTAAGTTTTTGAAGATGGCCGCCGCAGTCGGCGCGGCCTTCTCCATTAAGAACATTATCGAGCTCGCCGACACCATGACACAGACGCGGGCCCGATTAAATCTGATAACCGGCGACCTGGAAAAGACCGCCGCACTGCAGGACCAGATTATGGCCTCAGCGAACAGGTCCCGTGCTTCCTATCAGACGACCGCGGACGCGGTCGCGAAGATGGGTATCATGGCGAAGGACGCTTTCGGTAGCACGGACGAGCTGGTCGCGTTTACGGAGCTTATCAATAAGCAGTTTACGATTGCCGGCACGTCTGCGGCGGGCCAGGAGGCCGCAATGCTCCAGCTTACCCAGGCAATGGCTTCCGGCGTCCTGCGCGGTGAAGAGCTCAACAGCATTTTCGAGCAGGCCCCGACGATTATTCAGACGATTGCCGACTACCTGGGCGTGCCTATCGGTCAAATCCGGCAAATGGCCTCCGAGGGCCAGATTACGGCAGAGGTCGTGAAAAACGCCATGCTCTCGTCTGCCGACGAAATCAACGAGCAGTTTAACGCGATGCCTTATACCTTCGCCCAGGTGTGGACCATGATTCAAAACGTCCTGCTGGAGGCGTTCGGGCCGCTGATTCAGGCAATCGGCTCGGCCGCTCAGTGGATTTACGACAACTGGTCCTCCATCGAGCCCGTGCTTGTCGGTATCGCGGTCGCGGTCGGTATTCTCACGGCCGCGTGGCTTATCAATACCGCGGTGACATGGCTCGCGAACGCCGCAAACCGCGCGCTTATCGTAACGCTGCTTTCCAACCCCATTCTCTGGATTGCAATCATCATCGGCGTGCTTGTCGCGATGATTTATAAGTGGATTCAGTCGGTCGGCGGCATTACGAACGCATGGAACATCTGCAAGCTTGCTTTGCTTGTAGGCTGGAACGCAATCAAGCTTGCATTCTTTACCGGCGTCTATTGGGTCATTGACCTTATCGCCAAGCTCCAGCTCGCGTGGGCAAAGGCCGGCACCGCGATTTCAAACTTCCTCGGAGATATGAAAGTTAGCGTCCTGACGATTCTCCAGAATATGATTAACGGCGCTATCGACATTATCAACGACTTCATCTCTCTGCTGAACAAGATTCCCGGCGTCAATATCGAGGCCATTGAGCACGTGACTTTCGCGACTACGGCCGCCGCTGAAAACGAGGCCGCGAAGCAGGCACGCGCGGAAGACCTCGCCGCCTACGAGCAGGAGCTTGCCGACGCGAAGGCTGGCCGCGACGCACACCTGGAGTCCCTGCAGTCTGAGCTTGATTCTTCGGTCGACGCGCTGCAAACCGCCTATGCGCAGGCGCGGTCCGATGCCGCGGCGGACAGCGAAGCGGAAGAGCTGGCGCTGGATGGCCTTGGCGCCGACACTGGGAGTATCGCGGACAGCGCAGGCAGCGCCGCAAGCTCTCTGAAAGAAACCACGGAAGATCTGAAATATATGCGAGACCTCGCCGAGCAGGAAGCGATTAACCGCTTCACGACCGCCGAGGTTAAAATCGACATGACCGGCATGACGAATCGCATTGACTCCGACATTGACCTCGACGGCGTGCTGAACACCTTTACCGCAGGCTTCGCCGAGGCGATTGAAGTTGCGGCCGAGGGGGTGCATGAGTAATGTATAGCTTTTTCCTTGACGGAACGCAGTTGCCGGTTACGCCGCAGAAGCTTACCGTCAAAATCAAGGGCGGCAATAAGACCCTTACCCTTGTAAACGAGAGCGACGTGAATTTCCTGCGCCTCCCCGGCCTCACGGAGATAAGCTTTGACGCCGTGCTCCCTATGCTTGGCAAGTATTCGTTCGCGGCCGCTTATCAGCGGCCCGACTACTATTTGTCCCTGCTGGAAAACCTTATGGCCGGG